AGCGCTAGAAGTCTGAGGATCCCGGGTAACCGGGTCCCTCCCATCAAGGAAACCGTTAGGTAACCTTGATCTGATGGTGACATACCTAGTTTTGTTCTGACTAGGTATGTAGAAATCACCATCAGCCGAGCTCGTTACAAACCCTCCAATAGCGAGAGGCATAAGGAAGAATTGATCCTTTAGCTTGACTCGTTTCTGTTTGGGTATAAGTTTATGGTAACGGCTCGAAACCTGAGTACAACGGAAACCAGCCGTAGGCTGTTCCCACTCAGGGACGAAGTTAGGACGACTGCCGAGTTCTCGAAATAGGAAATCGAGAGTCTTCGCAGGTGTAAACTTCACCTTCGCTGACCACTCAGCAATTTTGTTGAGAGCAACGTAGATTTCTGCGTTGCAATCCAGCGATTTTACATAGAAAGGAGTAACATCCCTACCTAAGTAAAAATCACCGCCGCAAGATTCGCGGAACGGTCCTGTCAAGAAGCTCTTGTCGCGATTAACGACAAGGCCAGCTGCTTCCAGGAGATCAATTAGATCTTGAGCCTGCCCAGTAGGAACGATAATATCGTCTCCGAAAACGGCAGTGCTCTTCCAATCGATCCACAAGCGACGTCCTCCTCTCACTCTACGGAAACCGTAGATCAGAGAAACAATGATCAAGGTCATTAAAGGAAAGGTATAACCATTCCCCATGGTCGAGATCATGTTAAGAGGAAGCCACTCTCCATTAGGCATTAATGTTGCAGGGCTGCGAAGCCTTAACAACAAATCGTGCCAGTTGGAAGGAAACAACAACCTCACCAATTCCGGTTTTATCCGGTCGGAGGCCGAAGAAAGATCGAGCGTAGCCAAGCTCCCGTCTAAGGAGCCTAGCCGTGCAAAATCTTTATTCTTCGGTTGCTGGATACGGATGTCCAGTCCGACTGCGCGTAGGGCACCCTCCAAGTATGCGCCTGCAGCAAGCTGCATGCACATATTGCCGAGTGGCTCTTTCGCTATGGTGCGGTCCTTTTCTTCGTTCTTTGGTACAGTTAGGAGCTGCGAACCGTTTACAACCTTCAATCCACCACGCCCCATGCGATCATACGCATAGAGATATGGGTGATTTCTACGAAGGTGCTCTACATCAACGGTTGCTTCAGACGTTACACTCCAGGCCTGCGAAATTTTGTCACAGGCATGGGTACCGTGGGCTTCAAAAGATGCCCCGGGACCAAATCTCCATAAGGAGACCAAGTGAGTGTAATCCAGTGTCTGTTGGACGTTTAACTCGGAAACATGGCTAGAATACTTCTCAAGAGCATATTGAATATACTCTCGGGATTCTCTAACCACGTCCTCGGGGATAGAAACGATATGCTGACCAACGTCGTCGTTAAGGCGACGAAAATCAGCAAACGCTTTA